GAATTGTAACCCTTCGCATATTGGTCATTTTGTCTCACCTCTCTTTCAAATTTCCGAACTTTTCGTTCATGCCATTATTATAGCTCAGAACCTATGAACTGTCAAGATGAAGTCCCGAACTAATCTCACAAAAGTTCAGCACCATTTTTGTGCAAATTTATATGAACTTTTTCTTGGAAAAGTGATGAACTGATGATATATTAATGTGAATGGAGAAACCGCCCCACCGTTCCCGATGAGGCGGTCATTTTCAGTTAAACGCTCCGGCCCTATCCAGGATCACCAGCAGCC